TGTGCCCATAGGACCTTTGATCTTGGCTCGATCATACATGTCAGCCATCACCTCTAGTTGTTCATCAGTATACTGGATGAAGCGTTGGAAACGACCCAAGTCTTTGGGTTCACTTACAACATTCTCTTTGTAATGTTTATTCAGTTTTGCCCATTCTGCATCACGCTTCATAAACTCCTGGTATTTCTTCTCCAGGTCTTCATCCATAGTCAATTCATACTCAGCACAGACCTTACGTTGGTCTTCCTCACGCACACAGTCATTGAATACCAATGACATAGCACCAGAGCGAATAGATTGTGAGTCCATGCCCACACAGAGCATGAACTTCTCAAACAGTTTGAAATACTGTTTGGCATTCAGATCTGCTGCTGGTGCAGTGATCAGGAAATGCTCTTCAGGGAGGAAGTCATCATCAGCAATAGTAGAACCAAACCCACGATTATAATCATGAGTGTAGGTGGCGTCAAACTTGAATTGAACTTCAGCGTTGTAAGTCATTTGATGTAACCCTCTTCAACTAACCATTTACGAGTGAGCGGTGTGGGTTCATAGACTTCCCACATATTACCATTAGCACATGCTTCCAGTGCTTTCATAGTCATGCCTTCAGTTTTACCTGCCCAGGTTGCTTCTGCTTCCCAAGGAATTGCGCTGGGAGTTTCAGAATAGGATTTTTCTGCAATCTCACGCCACAGGGGTGGTACGTCCTCCTCGGGGAAAATAATGGCAATCAAAGAGTTTTCAATAGTGCCTGCCATACAATCCTGAGCAGCGTGCCATCCTTCATGCCTCATCACGCTCATGAGTGTAGAATAACGCTTCACAAGCGTGGCATTGAGGTAGAAGTTGTTGCTGACTGTGTGATAGACTCCACGATGCCCTGGTGGGAAATAACGCTCTGGTGCTAGGTAGACCTTGACACCAACCTTATTGGATGCTGCCACGAGAGCATCAAACTCTTTGGCATCATTTGCCATCATGGGAAACTTCTTGTAGTATTTGCCAAGATCCTTATGACTCTTGATCTCAACCACACCCTCAGTACATTCACGAAGAATCATGCATCCTGTTGCTTCCAGAGTGTAATAGTGTTTCTCTTTCAGTTTAGTGTCACCCGCCAGTGCCCCCATCGGGATCATCATTGTCATCAGGGTTGCGAGGATTTGCAAACGTGCCATAGTTGTATGTGTAATAAAGGAAGTTGTTGATGCTACGCTCAATGCCTAGCGATTCTTTCACATCCAACCATGATTGATACTCTAGTTGGAGATCAGGTCCGAGTTCAATGGTGACTTTCATAGTTTGCAGTCAGGGCATTTGGATCGTATTTCTTGAATTTGTCTGGCGAGAAGTAAGGCATCTTCTTCTCGATCATCATTGTATGCTTTGAGCGCCTCAAGCATAAGACGCCCAATCTCAGCATCACCAGCACTACTGTCTAAGTTCATCGTAATCAGTGTAGAGGGTCTCTTCGTCTTCCAGTTGCTCAGGATCTAACCACTCGAAGAACTCATCAGCAATAGCGAGAGCACTAGCGTGGTCATCATTAGCGAGCAGTTCTTTGAAACGATCGCAACACCAGTCATAGATGTCGTCACGTTGGGCAGAAAGGCGTTCTACGTTGGTGTTCATAATCAGAGTTTGTTAGCGAACAGAATGTTGTTGAGGTGGTCGTACTGGATGAATTCTACATCATCGGGCAGCAGAGAGACGGCAGCAGCAGCAAAATCGTTAGGAAACTTCTTGAACAGACGCCAGAACTTCTCTACACCATCATAGTCTAGATCATCGTGAGGGAGAACACGGATCTCAAATTGACCACGAGTGTATCTATTAGGGAAAGGATTGATGAACTCGCGGATGTGCTCTTGCAGTAGATTCATTTGGTAAAGACCTCAACGTTGTGCTCGTAATACAGTTTAGCAGAGTCAATCAACAGTTTGCTCATGTGAGCAACATACTCTAAATCTTCTTCACAAGGGTCAAAATCGTAAGCATCTTCCCAATCAACAGTGCCATCAGGATTGACAGGCGCACCGAACACTGTGATACCATCATCTTCAAGCGCGAACGCTTGTTCGTTAGTAACCAAGTAATACATGGGGGGTTTCATGGGAGAAAAGCAGTTGAACTCTGTAGTAATTTAGCAGGAGAGGCGCGAAATGTCAAGAGTCACCGCATGTAAAGGTAACCACCCGCCCAATCACACTTCTCAAGGATTTGTTCGCGCTCATTGATGATCAGGAGGTTGTAGCGAACATGCTTAGCAGGCGCTTTGATAGAAGCGGGTTTGTACACATCACCAGTATTCTTGTCGATGAAAGCGTGGATGCTTTTACGCGAACCATCGATGGTCATGAAGACTTTGTGATACTTACGACCAGAAGAATCCAGGTAGAAACCATAACCATCAGGAGCATCCTGAGTCAGAGCATCACACAACATCATGCCATACTTGACAATGTTAAGATGAATAGTGTTGCGAGCATCACGCTCAGCACAGAATTGGGAGAACTCTTGACGGGTAGCAGTGGCAGTCATGTCGTTGTCTGAACTGAGATCAGTATAGAGTGATTTGGTCGGGTTTGGTAGGGAGATCATGCCACTTTCTGAACTGGCACAGTGGGGGTCACCTCAATCTCTTTTATGTTTAGACCACACAGTTGATTGTAGACTCGGTTGAGAATGAGTTTGTCAGCAGTCTTGGCACGGCTGGTCTCATTCCAAACGGTCACGCAACCATCGTAGGTCTCAACACGAACGCGGTAGGTCTTGGTCATGGGTGGTGTCCTTTGCTGATGTAATCAGTATAGAGCAGATCAGAGCAGTTCGAGCGCCTCAGGGGACAGTTGTTCAACTGGTACATCTTTGTCCCAGGCGTCCTCGGTCAGGTCTAGATCATATGCATCCAGTTGATTCAGGATGTAACGATCAAGCATAACTTCTTCAAACATCAGTATTGTCCTCCAGGTTAGTTTGTTTTACAGTGTAGCGAACGTTGTAGGGAGAATTGAAAAAGCGACGGAAAGAAGTAACTACGATGATAAACGCAGAAACCACACCAACTAAACCAAGGAAGGTGATAGCATCGCCAGTAAAAGTGTAAGTGTCAGGATTCATTTGTTTTTAGCGTATTTACAATCAGGGTGCCCAGTGGGCAATTCAGCACACGCACGATCGTATGCTTCAAACAGTTGCTTGTCTCGTTGAATCAACATGCCATTATACATGAGAATGGCAATGACAGCGAGAAACCAATAAGAGGTTTTCATGATCAATCAATGTCAGTGTAGAGGAACTTACCATCAGGATTAATACCCATCTCTTCACAACGGCACTCGTAAGCAATACGCTTCAAGAGTTGAAGATCATAGTTATCAACACTGTTGATGATAGTACGACGGAGTTGAGCGGTTTGGGTGTCGTCAGTGATCATGGGTCGTTCCCTTGACTACCTTAGTAGTATAGGGTCAATCCATCTCACAGGCGAGGTATCCTAGACACTTTACCAAGTGTCCCTCCACGTCAGAATCTGACAGACCATGGCGCGATGCTGTCTCACGCACAGTGGCGATGGGAGCACCCCACATCAGATCGATCAGGAACTTCAGTTCAGAGGCGGTTAGGGGGACTTCAGCGGTCTTCATACGGTTCATAGGTCAGAGGGGGGTTACAGGCGCTTCTAGGGAGGTCTCAGGACGCTCCCCATCCACGGGTTGGACGCTTAGTGCCAGGATCACCTGGGTAGAACTCCACATTATCATCGATGAATGGATATCTGCAACCAATATTGAATGATATTGTAATCCTACGTTTGGTAACTGGTTTTACTTGATGAAGTAAAGATGCTGGAAAAATGCATACCATACCATCTTTAATATCTTCTGTCGTCATATAATGGCATGTGGATTTTATTGGATGCGATGAGGACAGGTATGGAGAATAGAACTCAAGTGTATTTGTCTCTTGCAGATCCAAAAAATATACTCCAGAAAAGTTTGGAGTGCCAGGAGCAGAATTACTATGAGCATGAAGTTCTCCATAATCACCAGGATTATAATAGTTCCACCACAAATTCGTTACTCCCGCGTCATTGAATCCCATGACACCAGCAAAATCAACAACCTCGCGGAAAGGATCCCAAACTATGTTTCTGATATACTGATCAAGAATTAGTCTTGAAATTTCTGGGTTTGCGCCATGATTATATGTGGTAATCATCTTGCTTTGTGTTTTACTGTCCCACAAATATTCCTTATTGCTTTTATACTGTTCCGCGTAGTGTAGAATTAATGGGAGAATTTGCGCTTTAATCTCCTCGTGATTCTCTACCTCACGGAATGAAACAAAATTAGTGGGAAAAAACTTGATACTCATATGAAATTCAATACTGTGGGAGTCATCGGTTTGAGTATCTGCATAGCAGAATACGGTGTGGTTTTATCTATACTGACTTCTGCACCTACTTTCTTTGAGTTGATGGGAGCGTAGTATTTCTTTGTTTTAGGTTTGTAAAATCCCCAGACTGATTTAACTTGCTCGGAAGTGTAACTAAATTGATAGTGGTTAACAATCCAAACACGAACAACACCACGACTGGGAGTGTCATATTCGTAAGAATATCCTTTAGGCGGGACATGTGGAAACTCGATCATTGGTAGTCTTCCTCTTCAAAGGTAAAGTATTCGTAGATTTCAGACATCACACAATCTTCAATGGATTCAATGATAGCACCTTCAGTAGGATTCTCTACATGTTTGTGTGCCCGTGAATAACCACGACGCACACCTGCTTCAATCGCCATTTCTAAGATGACACGAGTTTTAGGTTTCATTAGTCTTCGGGGTTGTTGTGGTGAATAGCATAGTTAAACACTAATGCAATAAAAGCGAGGGCAAACCAAGCTCCAAAAAAAGTAATCATACAATAACCTCTTTGATTTCAGTGATAACTTCCCAGTGAGCATCAGATTTATTACCGAAGCGGTTGCTACCAGTGCGGATGCTCACCCAGAAGAAGTATTTACGATTTTCGGCAGCAAGGAACAACTCACCACCAGTATCCTGTTCTACAATACAAACAGGATTCCCTCCCATAGCATTAGCAAGGCGATTCTTTGCCTTGCTAGATTTGGGTTTGACTGTAACCTTTCGCATCAGCAGTACACAGGGGAATAATCAGAACCAGAGTATGATTCAGTGTTGAAGTCAGTAACCTCAGCACCGTTGGCAATCAGGTTACGGATAGAATAGAGAGCATCGGTCTTAACAACAGTGCTAAAGGAAGTCATCTCAGTCTCGGCACCAGGATGCCAGATGACACGCTTGACGAAACGCTTGCCGCTGGCAACAGGGAAGAAATCAACCTGGGTGGCAGAGGTCAGGAGTTGCATGGGTGTCTCTCGATTACCTTGTAATTATGGCATGAAAAGGGGGGTCCGTCAAGACCCCCGTGCCACTTTGCAAACTGGTTCAGTTGCGGACCCACTCGCCACGATCTTTGCCAAAGTTCTTCGACTCAATCACAGACTGAGAATCACGAGAGGTAAACTTGGCAGGAATCTCCATAGGAGAAGCGTTATTCAAGTCAAAGAAATCAAAGTCGAATTCAGTACGATCATCGTGGACAGTGAGCACACCAGTAAACTTCATCACAGGACGACTGAGGTAGAAGTCAACACCATAGGGTTGGAAGTTGATGTGGTTAGACTTATCACTATCCAACTGGGCTTGAGCATAAAGATCAAGGTGCTCACTGTTCTTGTCAAGAGTCCAGTAAGTAAAACGGAATTGACGACACTTAGCGTCATCAATCAGAGGTTCAACCAAAGACAGGCGATACTCTTTCAGTTCTTCTTTGTACTGAAAGTGAGACTTAGCACTGATAC